ACCTGCTACGACTAATGGATAGTTAGGGTCAGTTTTACCTATGCCGACCTTGCCATCAGAAGTAATACGCATTCTTTCTGAAGAAGAACCACCCGTTGCTTGAGTAGAAAATTGTATTGCTCCGCTATCGTTTGCTCCGTCTGTTTTAGCTGAAATAGTTGCTAAGTCTGTATCAGTATTGTTACCAAATAATATTCTTCCTATACCTTGGTCAGTATTAGAATCATTTCTTCTTATTTGTATTCCATGACCGCCACCAGATGCAGGAGTTTCTATTTGCAGTAAATCATCAACATGACTTGCGGTATCACCAATAATAAATTTTGAACCTAATAAATTAAAAGCATCTGTACCACCAACTCTAATATTAATTTGGTCGTCAGTATCAGCCGTAATAGTCGTATCACCATCGGCATCGAGAATCATCTCGTTACCGTTTAAATCTATTAGTGATGCTTTAGTTGTCATTATTTACCTAAATCATCTTCAGAAGCTATCGTAGCTGCGTCTTTATAGTCGCTTCTAGCTGTTACTAATGTTACAAAATCCGCCTTGCTACTTGGTATAGAGTCTGTAAAAGAGTCGTCATTTATCAAAGTTGTAGTCCATGAGTTTTGCATGCGTTTCCAACAATTATTTATTTTGCCTGTAGCAGCTCCTTGAAACCAAGAGTCAATATCTACTAAATTATCTTTTAGTATTTTTTCGTCTGTGTCGTCTATAGTTATTGTTATTGTTATTGCCATAATTTTTCCTCAATATAAAAGTCCACCTTTGAAATAAGTATGATAAGCACTTGCAGTAATTGTAATTGTGCTTGAAGCTGAAGTGTAGGGATGAAGTCCAACTGTATCATTAGCGTCTAAATGCACATAATGTACAGAAGAATATACGTTAGAAAAAGAGGCGGTTGTTATAAAATCAGTATATGTGGCTCTCGCAGCTCCTGAACCAGTGTTTATTGCCAACCAAGCTTGTTGAATAGTGTTTGTAGCTGAATATATAGAACCAATAAACCAATAAGTGCCGTCTACGGGAGCAGTAAACAAACCTGTTGATGTGTTGAAATCGCTATTTAAATCTAGAATTTCTGCATTGAAGACTACAGCATCACCAAAAGACGATGTGCTAAAACCTGTTTGATCTGCACTTCTGTAGGCATGAAAATATGGTTGCAAAGGTTTTGTTACAATACCATCGTGGTCTATGGTCATGGCATCAGAAGTTGAACCGTTAAAAGTTCTAAAAATTAAATCTGTATGACCTGATGCGTTTATTCTTTTTGCAGCTATTTGTGCTGATTTAGTAGAATCAGTTGAAGTTGTTTTTAATGTTAGTGTAGCTATACCATTAGTGCCTGTTGAGTTTTCTAAAGTAAGTAGTTCAACTTCTCCAGAATCATCAGACTTAACATGAAGCTGACCTTCAGTTGCTTCAATACCGATCCCAACTTTTCCGTCTGATCCGACAACCATGCGTTCTGTTCCTGCTGTATCGAATTTTATCTTGTCCTCGTCAGAACTTTCTTCTACTTGTATTTTTGTATCGCCATCCGCATCTTCAAAAGTTGCAATAGCAACATTGTTGAAAGTTATACATTCAACTGCTACACCTGTGGCTGGTGCTGTACCAAAAGTAAGCGTACTGCCTGAGATTGAATAAGTTGATTTGTGTTGAACAACTCCATCAAAGGTTACAAATGTTTGATTCTCTGATGATGGCGTTGTGCTTAGTGCTAATGTTGTATCTGAACCATCACCAGTCATTGTGTCAATAGAAGGTGCAGTACCTACAATACCGCCCTCTAATTGAAAGACTTCTATGACTCTACCGTTGACAGGTGCAGTTGCAAAAGTAAGGGTAGTTCCTGAAACTGTATAAACATTATCTGCCTGATAAACCCCGTCTATAAATACAATAAGACCATCTTCGTTAGTCATGCTTGTAGATAGCGTGAAGGCTGTGGTTGAACCATCGCCTGCAAAAGTATTCTTAGCAAACGTAGAAGAACTGCCACCAGAACCAGATGCACTAGAAGCTATGGTTATTGAGTCACTACTAGCATCTGTAGTTAGAGTGATATTGCTACCAGCAACCAAAGTAAGTGTATCTGTGGTTGCATCTGCAACTACGTCAGATTGACCTGATACTGAAATTGTTGAGAATAAGTTTTGTGAGCCACCACCACCAGAACTAGCAAATGTTATTTCGTCACCACTAGCATTAGTGGTAATCGTCATGTTTGAGCCAGCTACTAAAGTAAGTGTGTCTGCTGCTGCATCTGCGACTACATCGCTTTGACCAGATACAGATATTGTTTTAAATGCTTCACTTACTGAGCCACCGCCTGTAACACTAAAGTCTAACGTACCGTCAGAATCTTCGTAGGTAACAGTTATGTTGCTTTCTGTGTTACTAGAAACCATAGCACCTACGGTATCTTGTATAACTTCTGTCAGGTCTATATTTGCAGTACCGTCAAAAGAAACACCATGAATAGTTCTTGCAGTTTCTAAGGCTGTAGCTGTAGCAGCATTACCTGTAATGTCTGATGATGTTAAAGCAATCGTACCTGCTGATGCAGGTAAAACTACAGTAGGATTGCCGCTAAAGCTTGCATGAGCAGGTGCTTGTAATCTTAAATAATGTGCGTTACTGCTTTCACAATAAAAATCTATAAAAGATTGTGTGCCACCGTTTTTAATTTTTATTGCACCTTGTTCTATAACAACACCGTTTGTAGACCCACCGCCAACACCTAAAGAAGTTGTAATTTCTGTGGCTGCTGGTAAGCCAATAGTTATTGTTCCTGAACTTTCTGCTACTTCTACTTCGTTGGAAGTGCCTGAGAATGTAATAGTTCCGCCAAGTGCTGTTGCCGTTGTATTGCTTCCATCACTAACTGTAATTGATGAGTTAGCTAATTTAGAGTTAGCAATAGAACCAGCTAACATAGCGTTAGTTACACCTGACGCTTTGACGTTTAAGGTATTGTTTAAGGCTGATACTTCTATAGAGCTGTCATCTACGCCTACAGATAAATCTATTGTTCCATCACTATCTTCATAAGCAACCGTAATACCTGCTTCAGTATTGCTTGAGAACATTGCTCCAACTGTATCTTGAACAACTTCGCTTAAATCAATGTTTGCTGTCCCATCAAATGACACACCATGTATTGTTCTTGCTGTTTCAAGAGCAGTTGCAGTTGCAGCATTACCAGAGTAAGAAGAATTAATTCCTAAGTTAGTAAGTGCATTTGTTTTTTGTGTGCTTGTTAAAGATTGATTTGCTACATCTATTCTTAATCTGTTTCCTAAACTTGTTGCAGTAGTTGTAGAAAAATTAGCATCATCTCCTAAAGCTGCTGCTAATTCATTCAAAGTGTCTAGTGTGCTAGGTGCAGAATCTACTAAATTACTTACTTGTGTATTTACATAAGTTTGTGTTGCGTAAGAATTAGTTGTTAGATAAGAAGCGACTCTTGCATCTGTATAGTATAAGTTTGAAGAACCCTCTCCTATGTTGTCTGTATCTAATGTTAAAGAACCACCAAGCGACAAAGATTGAGAGTTTAGAGTTACAGAACTGTTAGCTAGTTTTGAGTTTGCAATTGATCCTGCCAATTGTGCATTTGTTATTGTTCCTGACAGACTGCTAGTTGGATAATTTGTAGCATCAGATAAATCAAAAGCAGGAGTTGCATCAGTAGCACCTAATGCCAAAGATATACCACCATAAGAAACGCTTGAGTTTGCTAGTTGTGTATTTGTAACACCACCTGATTTAATTGTTACTGCACCAGATGAAACATCAAAATCTGCACTTGCAAAAGATGCTAAACCTTTATTTGAACTTGTGGCATCTTCACCTGCTATTGTAATTGTATTATTAGATACTGTTGTATCTATACCTTCACCACCAGTAAAGGTAACTGTTTCAGCTAAATTTACGGTATCGTTAGAACCTGAATCAGCAGCAATAATAATTGTATTAGATACTGAACTGAAAGATAGTGTTCCAGAACCGTTAGTAGTTAAAACTTGACCGCTTGATCCATCTGAAACATTAAGTTGTGTGATGCCAATACTATTAGCTTCAATTAAATCAGATGGGATTTTAGTTAGTGCCATTTGTCTATTATATTATTAATCAGGTTTAGAAGGAAAAATTATATCTCCTATATCATCATCATCTGTATACGATGAAGGTAAATCTCTCAGTTGTTGTCTGTAAGTTGCCCACTCTTGTTTTTTGCTATCTGTTAATGGTGAGTCAGGCATTTGTGTCCAATCGCTTATCAATAATTTTTGATTACGTTTATCTCTTAAATATTGCATAGTAGTTTTTAAAACTGATAACTTGTCATTTCTAAATGTTGCTGTACTCATTAGACACCTAAACCATAAACTAAAATTGATGCGTCACTAATACCTTTGTTACCTGATCCATAATCATCTATTGCCATCAACATATAGGCAAAATATTGAGAACTACCATCAGCGTCAAATTTATCAGATAAAGCTATTGAGTTTCCTGCCAAAGAACCTTCATTAAAAACACCAGTTTGCACATCAAAGTTTGCAGAATTTGAACTTAAATAACCTGTAGCAGAACTTGTCTTTCTAACAAGTAAAACTACAGCAGTATCTTCATCGCCACCAAAACTACCTAGTGGCTGTCCTTGTGCAGTCACTATATATTCTTTAGTCCCAGAAAACGCTGGCGTTGTCCATGTCACGCTAGTTATAAGCGTCATATATTTGCTGTTGTAAAAATGCGGTGGATTAGAAGCAAACCAAGTTGATAAAGTATTTTCTGTATCTGTATCGTTAGATAAGTTAGTCACGTTTATACCTGCTGAACCTGTTATGTTACCAGCAGTACCGCTAACAGCTTTACCTGCAACATTCAAAGAATTTGCTGACAATTTATCAGCAGTAAGATCAACAATAAATGCGTTATCAATTATTACGTTACCGCCTGAAACCGTAAAAGGTGCTGTTGTACTTGTAGAATTGTTCGTGATCTGAAATGTATCTGCTCTAAATTTAATTATAGACGTTGGGTTTGTACCAGCTTGAGCATCAGATTCTAAAATCATTTGTGAAACTGCACCGTTAGCATCAGTTTGTAAAACAAAAGAAGCTGCTGCATTACCTTCTAAATCAGATGTAGAACTTTGCAAGCTTGTGACGCTTGAATTTATGTTATTAACACTTGTATTTAAAGTTGTTATTGATGAAGCATTTGCGGTTACGTTTG